ATTGCGCCCTCATCGTCTGGAATTTCAATGTTTAAGATCATCGTTTTTTCGTCGGCGGATCATCCGCTGGCGAGGCCATGATAAATCCCGCCCTAAAACTGGCAAGGGATTTTTTTAAGAATCCGCTTTTTTCTTTTAAAGACGAAGCTAGAATGCCCCGTAAGCTAGCTCTTTCAGTCCTACGTCGCCAAGCTCGTTAGCCGTGACGAGGCCAGGAGGTTCACGGAGATTGTGCCAGCATTCGCAAAGCAAGCGCCGCTTCTTCGCTGATGCGGACGGCTCCGGTTTCGCGAGCGTTGATTGTTTTGCGCGTCACGCCTAAGCGCGAGGCAAGCCCGCCCTGAGTGAGGGCGAGCTTTTCGCGGAGGGTTTTGTATTCGTTGGGGGTCATGCTGCTTTGGCGAGGTTTGCGGCGTGCCATGATTTCGTCCAGGCTTTCAAGAGTGGAATGCAAGCCCCCATTTCCTTTTTTTCGTGCTGCGCAATAACTTTAAGGAGTTCGGGGTCTTGGCAGGGGGCGGAGGAACGGCCCTCGTTAAAGGCAATAGTTCCAAGGACTGCGGCGGTGATAATGGCGGTTTCTGTTTTCATCGTAGGCCACAGTAACATAAAGTTGCACCAAGTCAACGGGCAAATGTAACTTTTTTTCTCTTTTCTCAGGCGACTCGGAAGTCGTAAAAGATCACGTTTTCGGGAGCGGGCTCGGCGGTGAGGGCCTCGAGGGCGTTCCAGACTTGGAGCTGGATCTCGTTTTTCCGTTGTTGCTCGGCACGGGCGGCGGCGCGCTCGGCGTGCTCGAGCGTGCCGGGGATATACCGGCGATAGAGCTCGAGCTTCGCAGGGATCCGGACGCGGGCCATCTCCATCAAATGCTCGTTATTGGCCGCGACTTTGTTCGGATTGGCGACGAGGGCGGCCACCTTGGCGGCGGACTCCTGGAGAGAAATTATCCCTTGCGGGGCCTGACGCTCGATTTCCTCGGCGGTGCCACCGGTGAGCCAATCGTAAGTATAAAAGAAGGAGTCGACTGCTTCGCGGATTTGAGATTGTGTTGCTTTCATGGTTGGAAAGTAACTTAAAGTTACCACCAAGCAAGAGAAAAGTGTAACTTTTTTTCTAGCTTCAAATCTCCCGCGCATCAAGCAAAACGCGCACGGCCTCGATCATCTGAGCCTCCAGATCCTCCTGCGGCGTGACCCATTCTTCGCCGCTCCCGCCTTCTTGATCGGCCATCCGATGACCAAATCCGCGTAGACGCTCCGGCAGGTCGTCGGGATTCCACGGGCAATCAACGCCTAATCTGCTGCCAATCGCGACCGAATTAGGCGATTTGCCAGAACGGTGAAGCTCGCAGACGAAGTTAATGGGAGGACAACACAGGCAGATCATGCCAAGCCCTTGAAAACCGCCCACTCTAATTTCCTCACCGTCTGCTCCTCGACCCAATCGCCCGTTTCCGGCGAGATTGCGATGGCGTGCCTCAGGTCGGCGATGAGAAGGTGGAGCGCCTCATGAACCGCAACCTCGGCGGTCTGGTTTTCGCGCTCGCATAGGTCAGGATCCACGCGGACGATGGCCGTGCATGAACCAGGGTCCGGTTCAATGCACGCATAATTGCCAACGCCGGGATCGGCGGAAAACTTAACGTCGTAGTGAGCAAGGCCCAAAGCCTCCTGCGCTCGCCGGAAATGTCCCTCAAAGGCGCTCATCGGCCTTCCAGCATGTTGCCCAGCAGGGAGCGCCCTTCCCAGATTCCCACGTTTATGTGGAGAAACTCTCCGCTTTTGGCAATCACCTGGTATCCGTAGCCGTGGCTCCACCCAGTTGGATCCGAATGCCTCCAAAGCGGTTGGCGCTGGCACAAGCAGCCGGGATTCCACGCTTTGACAAGGCCGACGCCGGGGAGGACTCGCGTGGCCGAATCTTCTCGGTGAGTATGGGCAAAGACGACATTACCTGCCGTCCTCGAGACGGAATCGCTCGCGGCGTTTTTGGATCCGCTCAATTCGTGGACGAAAAAGATTTTTCCCATCTTGATCCAGCCTGGTGGAAGGCCGGGAACGTGAGTCTCGGAGCGCCGGTAATAAATAATGCCTCGCTCTTTGAGTTTGAGGAGGAATTCTGGCGCATTCAACTGCCGCAGGAACTCAGCATCGCGCGAGTTTGAGAGCGTCTCATCAATCACCCACCGCTCGACTCGGTCCTCATGGTTGCCCTCAATAAAATGGATCTGAGCAGAGGGAGCCGCCTCTTGGAGCTGATCGAGGAACCAGTTCCCGTGGGCGATGTCATCTTGGTAAGTGTAAGTGGTCTGGGCGATATAATTGGCAACATGCTTCTTGGCCAAAAACCCACCACATTCCACGATGTCGCCGTTCAAGATGATTTCATCCGGCGAAAGTCTCCGCACATCGCCAAGAAACGCCTCGACCGCAGGGCGATCCATCATGGATCCGTGGACATCGTTTGCGATCAGCCTGACCGTCTCGGTTTTGACCCTTGGCCTCGGCTTGTATTCGTTTTTGACAGGAAACTTTGCCGCTCGCAGCGCATTGTATTCGTCGAGCGCATCATCTCGATCCTTGCGCAGGGCTGAAGCTTCAGCTCGGGCCTTGGCCAATTCGGCCTGGGCCTTCACGACGCGGTTCATCGCGTCGGAGTCGCTGACGAGCTTATTGGAAAGGTCAATTTCTTCGTTCATCGCATGTAGGATTTAGCGGTTTCGGGATTCATGACGGCTTCCTCGAAATTGTCTGGACTCATTTCGACCCATTTAAGGCAATGGAGACTTTTCGCGTGACGCCTGATCGTATCCTCGGAGACTCCAATGTGCTGGGCAAAGTCCGCGACTCGGTAGCAGACGCCCCGCTTGATTTCATGCAGTCTTCGGCGGCAATCGGAGCCTTGGGGCTTTTGTGGCATGACGCGCTTCTGATTTAGTGGGATGGCCTCTAGTTCGCTCTCGTTGCTTCCCTGTGGCCCTTTCATCACCTCGCCTGTCATCGACGCCCTGACCTCGGCAACCTCCGCAGATGTGACCGCAGAGAGGTTTTTGGAGATGTCGTAGTTGGCCGCGTTCGGTCGTTTCGCGATGCCTGCCAAAATTCTGTCTCTTTTTGCCTCGTCCATGAGTTTATCGGTATCCGCCTGGGTAGTCAGGGAAATCGTCGTCGTCGTCATCCGTGGTGCATTTGAGGACCAGGACAAAAGCCGCGATCATTAAAAGCGATCCGAAGATGGCGGAAGGAATCATGCTTCGTTGTCGGATGTTTTGCCGTCACTGGCGACGGTTTCGAGTGTGTCGCTTCCAATATCGAAACCCTTCGGCCATCGGTAGCCTACGACTCGGGAAGTGTCGAAGGGCTTGACGTTGACCGCATCGCCCTGGTTGCCACCTAGAACCATGATGTTCCCGTATTGGTCCTTGCCCGTGACAAATCCAACGTGGCCGGATCCACCGTTTCTTGAACCGCGCCAGAAAACAACAATCGCGCCGGGGATGGCTCCGCAGGGCTGGCCCCATTTTTCAAAGCTCCTCGCCATGCCGCTGCGAGTTCCGGCAATCCCGCAGTCCTCGAGCATTGCGTTGACATAACCGGCGCACCAAGGAGTCTCGTCGTCAGTAAAGAATAGCTTGGCAAGCTGCCAGTAGGACAAGATGCGCTTGCTATGCTGCCTACCCGCAATCTCGGACACGCCGATTTCCTGCCTTGCGCGGCGTAGCCAAATAGGCTCTCCCGCAACCTTCGGAGGCGCGACCGATGCCTGTGGCTCTTTGCGTAGCTCGGCCAGCGTAATCGGCCCAACGTAGTCGCGAGGGGAGAGCGCCTTGGAGACTTTAAAAGCGATGATCGCCGCTCGGGTTTTCGGCCCGATCATTCCATCCAATTCACCAGGATCAAAGCCGTGGGCCTTGAGGCGCGTTTGGATTTCGACGATCTCGGTTTTGGTCATTTGGTCCGCTTACGTTTTTCCAGCGCCGACATCACAATCCCTACAAGCGCGACCGCTGCACCGATACCGGTCTGGAGGTCTGCTTGTGAGACAATACCGGCTCCAGTTGCGTAGCCGCCTGCGATAGTCAGGCCGTGGCGAAGGAGTAGACCAAGGAGAAGTTTCGTGTCCATGTGGGAGGAATCGACAAAAAGAATTCAAAACGCAAGCCGATTGATTTTTCGATTCTTTTTGTTCACCCTCAGCAATGGCCACCTCGCGCTCTGATCTGAAATTTACCGTTGGGGCTGATATGTCGCCGTTCGCCGCGACGATGCGACGAGTCGGGATGACCGCTCAATCGACGGCGGCGAAGGTTGGGAGCGCGTTTAAATCTAGCGCGGCCGCGATTGGTGGTTTGGCCGTTTCCGCCTCAAAGGCTGGCGTTGCAATCGCAGGACTCGCGGCATCCGCATCGTTGCTAAAAGGGATCAAGCTCGCGGCGGACATGCAGTCTACTACCGTGGCCTTTAAGACGCTTACTGGATCCGCAGAGACGGCGAACAAAGTTCTCGGCGAGCTTAAACAGCTAGGCGCAGAAACGCCTTTTGAGTTCCCAGAGTTGGCCGACGCTGGCCGTAAATTGATCGCCTTCGGTGAGGGAGCGGATACCGTAGCTCAAACGCTGCGGCGTGTTGGCGACGTTTCTAGCGGCATTCAAGCGCCAATTGGCGAGATTGCAGAGCTTTACGGCAAGGCTCGCGTCCAGGGTAGGCTTTTCGGTGAAGACATCAATCAGCTAACCGGGCGCGGCATTCCGATCATTCAAGAACTCGCCAAACAGTTCGGCGTTGCTGAATCTGAGGTCAAAAAGCTGGTAGAGCAGGGAGAGGTCGGGTTTCCGAATCTGGAAAAGGCTTTTGTTTCAATGACTTCCCAAGGGGGAATTTTCTTTGGAATGATGGAGGAGCAATCGAGGACATTCAACGGGAGAATGTCTACGCTGACCGACGCGGTCAATGACGGACTCAGCAAAATCGGGGAACCGATTATGCAAATGCTTATCCCACAAATCGAATCGCTCACGAAAAAGCTCGAAAGTCTTGACTTTGCTGCGATAGGACAAGACATTGTCAAAGGATTGCCGGAAGCGGTTCAGAGCATTACTTTTATTGCGGAGAAGGCATATCAATTCCTGCAAATCATGAATCGCGTCGGCGAGGCCACCGGGGTGATTATTGCAACATTGGCATCGCCGGAATACTGGGCGGCACTTGGCGATCTTATTGCAGCGGCGCTTCTACAGCCGTTGGCAAAATTCAAGCAGGCTTTCGACGAGCTTGTTTCTGGCAGGTCGCTTGCTGGAACCATCAAGCAATTGTTTACCGAAGAAGCTAGCAACTCGATGACGCGCGCATCGGTCGAGCTTT